CTCCTATATCATCTAAATTATATTTTTCTCTTACTTTTTCTTGTCTATGAATCTTAACAATCGAGCGTTCTTTTGACTGCTGCTCTAAACTCTTCATAAAGCCACGCTTCTTCTGCTCTTGTATGATCCAGTAGTTTTTTGCTTCATCAAAAACCCATGGGACAATGCCCAGGCCGCCGTGTCCCTTTTCCCAAGCGTTATGCTTTACTTCATAAAAATATCTAAGAGTAAAATAAATTCCCTTTGGATTAATTTTATTTTCTTTCCAAAACTTTTCAATCTGCGCCTTACAAAGATGATAATTATAACTTACTTTTAAATCTCTTGCAAGAAAATCAAATATCATCATAATCCATTCTTCATCTGTGGCCGGCGCGGCTTTCCACGTATCATAACAGATACGATGATAATACCAGCCTCTTGATGGCTGTATCCAATCAATATTTTCGACCTCTTTTTTAACATCAATTGGATAATGGCAAATTCTGCATTGTGGCATACTTTTCACCTTTCAATTTTATTTCTATATATATTATACCACAGATTTAGAATTTTGTCAAATTTAAAAGGCATAGGTATACCCTATGCCTTAATAATTATATTTACTTTTGGACTTTTAGCATTTCTTCCATATCGAGGACTACAAGAGCAAGCAAATCAGCTTGATCTTCAGTAAACTCGCTGAGCTTCATGCGGCGTCCCATAGTCATTTCAATCTTTTTAAGAATTGCATTTGCTACTTCAGGACGAGCGTTTTCACCACTACCTACTAGCTTCATCCATAGATCTTGTGCCTTCGCGCGCACTTCATCAAAGTTTACTTCAACTGTAGTTGTAGTCTTGGCTGTATCAACTACGGTTGCGCCATCTTTCTTTTCCGCCATTTCGATAGCATCGGCAATTGCATTTACTAGCTGCTCATAACTAAATGGAATCTTATCAGGCATATATTTGAAACGACTTCCCGCAAAAAGAGTAGGAGTTTCACGGGTATATAGCCAACGCTTACGTTCACCATTAACCCATTCATTTCCGATATATCCAATAATATCTACGATACCATTACATACTTCACTCGCGCGCTTTGGCAGGTCAGGAGAAATAATCTCAATATCACTACCGTCCGCAGTTTTCTCAACGCGAGAGGCGCTATGTGCAATTAATACTACGCCATATCCGAGTTGGGTAATTTGACGAAGGGAACTTTCAAATTCTTTTTTACAAGCTGTATAACCTGCACCCCAGGGAATATCTGCAATCTTTTGTACACCATTTTGCTGGCAAACAAATTTTTCACACATATCCCAACAAATAGACACTGTATCAATAATTACCGTTTTGAAACGATCTTTAGTGCGCTGATCGGCGAGGTCTCGAATTGCCATTTTATAATCACTCCACTTGTTAATATCAAATGGATAGGCATCGCCAATAGCATTATAGCCTTTTTCAAAAGCTAGAAGAACTGCGTCGGGGAAAGAACACGCAGCGGTGGTCTTTCCCGACTTGGGTTTGCCGTATAACAATACGTACTTACCTTTTAGGTCTCTTGAAATAACATTTTTTTCAACTTCCCAAAGATGCATAAGGCACCTCCTTAGAAGCCAAGATCAAATTCTTGATGCGCGCTAGTCGGAGCGGGAGTGGCCTTGGGCTTCTGAGTGGTCTTATCCTTGAGAGTCTCAAGATAAGCCTTATGCTCTTTAAGAGCTTGCGCCAGTTCAGCAGGCGCGAAAGCCATGTCGTCTTCCATTGGGGCCTGAGTGCCCTTGGTGACAATGAGTTCGCTTACACTTACAGTCTGGACATGGACATCGGGCTCACCGAAATCACACTCTTCAATAATTTCTCTAGTGGTGCTAGTAAAATTAAGACGACCTTTGGCACTATAAGTCTTCTGATTCTCCCAATAAGCAGTAATAGCATCAATTACACGAGGATTGGTTGCGTAGAACTCCATCGTGTCAACCTTACCACCATACTGAGGAACAATTGCCTTAATACGAAGCTTCTTAGGCTCAAGTTCAACTCCATCCTTATCAGTTACAAAATCCATAGAGGAAACTGCAAATTCAAGGCTCCAACTGGCTTCTGGACGGAACTCACCAGTTGCCTTAGTGACAAAAGAAGCATTAATACGCGGGAAAGATACCAGCTGTCCTTGCTGGTTATAATACTCATTCATACGAATATTACCATTGGTAATACGAATCTTATCTGCGCCAGCCTCGCCTGCACCAGATGCAATAGAAGTAAACTCAGTCATAACCTTTTCGATGGACTCAAAGGCTGGATTGGGCTTACCAGCATTGGTCAGCTTGGGAGCAAACATATATACAGGAATCTCAAGTGTGATATCTTCGTTATTAATAGTCTGATGAACCAAAACCTTAATATTACCGCCGATTGTATCAACAGTGGCGCCATTCTTTACAAAAGAACCATACTTAAGATTAATTTCGGAAAGGATACCTTCAATACGAACTTTATTTTCTGCCTGTCTCAACACTTTATTTTACCTCATTTTTGTTTATAGTTTTTGTTTCTTAGTTTTGTTAAAAGAAAGGGAGTCAAATGACTCCCATGATATTACTCCTCGTCCTCGCTCTGAACGAAATTGATACCATCATCAGTCAGCTGCACGTAGGTCAGAGGCTTATCCTCGCCTTCCACAGCAACCTTCTCACGATAGGCAAGACCATTCTTAACCAGGGAATTTACACGACCAGTGATGGAGGCGATCTTCTCGCAACCAAGAGCGGTCTTCATCTCTTCAGTGGTGGCACGACCATCATGGGCCTGCAGATACTCAAGTGCTTCAAAAGTCTTTTCAGTTAGCTTCATTTTTATTTCTCCTATAATTTAAAATTTATTTTATTTTAAAGGTTTCTTATCTCTCTCAACCTTTCTGTATATATTATACTATAAATTTTCCTAAGTTTCAAATTTTTACAGTGCAGAAATTCCAATAACTAAATTATTTACTAATTTAATAAGTTTGGTACCTTGCGCGCCCCTAGAGAGATTAGGGATTTCATTATATTTGAGTCGGATTTGCGTCGTGCTTGAATTAATTAGTATATCAGATTGGGAATTAAGCGGTGTGAAGTCACACATTGAATCTGATTTTTGAATTTTAACACCCTTAGTATTAGTACCTGTGGTATTAAATTCACTTAGAGAAGTAATCTTTCCATAACCATCAGTAGAGATACTAAAGAGTTCAGTTGCGTTCTGTGGTATGACCCGCGCGCTCACAACGTAATCGCCAGCATTTAATTTAATACCAATAATACCACGAGTAACTCTACCTATTGATTTAATGTTAGAGGTAGTGACCATTATAAATTGGCCGCTCTTTGACATAATACCTAAACGCTCATTTTCCATTATCAAGATTGAGACAATTTCATCGTCTGAATCTAATTTTATAGCTAACGCGCCTGCGTTGCGTTTCATATTATATTCGCTGAGTTGGCTTTTCTTTATAAGACCATTCTTCGTAACAAAAACAATAAACTTGGATGAATTTTTAGGGTTTAATACCATAGCGGCAACTATATTTTCGTTATCTCCAATAGAGAAGAAATTGGATAAATATTGTTTATCACCAATAATAAACTCACCCATCTTCATATGATAGTAGTTACCTTTATTGGTAAAGAACAAAATTGTTTCTGTGTTCTCACCAATTATATTATCTACCAAAATCTCATCTTTTTCAAGTTTTAACTTTGTTCCAATTCCATTGCGGCGCTGGGAATATAGGGCTGAGGTTTCAGTTACAAAAACTGCGCCTTTATTGGTAAAAGTAAGAGACAGCTGTTTCTTTTCTGTGGGTTCGTCAGATTCGTTTTCAATATTAAGAATTTGAGTGCGGCGCGCGTCTCCAAATTTCTGTGCAATTTCGCGCCAACCATCAATTAGCTGTTGATTAAAGATATCTTCATTATTTAATACGGTTCGAATGAATCTTGCTTTAACATCAAGTGTATCTCTTTCATCTTCAAGCTTTTTGACTTCGAGATTTGCCAAACGAGAAAGCTTCATATCAAGAACAGCTTTTGCTTGTTCATCATCAAGAAGGAAACGACTCTGTAATTCTTTTGAGGCGGCCGCCGTAGACGTAGAAGTCTTAATTACTTTTACTACTTCATCAATATTGGCAATACAAATCAGAAGCCCGTCCAAAATATGGATGCGCTTTTCTATTTTTGCGAGATCAAATTCAAAGCCACGACGATATACTATTTTCTCATGGTCAATATGGGCTTGAAGCGCGGCCTTCCATCCGAATACTTTTGGGTAGCGGCCATCATCAAGCATCGTCATATTAATGCCGAAGTAGCTTTGAAGTGAAGTGTTTTTATAAAGGTATTTAAGGACTCGATCTGGATTTGCTTTCTTTGTAAGATAAATTTTAATAAGAGGGTCAACACCAGTAAGGTCATTAAAGCGTTCAATGCCTGGGTTATTTAAATCATCATTTAAGATTGCTTCAAGTTCTTCGCAGATTGTGTTGGTGTACACAGCATAAGGGATTTGAGATACAATAAAACTTCTTTCTGCGGAGTCCCACTCCACAACAGATCTAAGCTTGCACGCTGACCCCTGACCGGTTTTAAGGGCTTCTTTGACTTCTTTCTCATTAAGAAGCATTGCGCCCGTAGCAAAGTCAGGCGCACAGTAAATATCATCGAACGTAGCGTCTGGATTAAGTAGTAATACTTCTAATGCATGATTTACCTCTTTAATATTAAATTGTGGGATAGAACTGGCCGCGCCAATGCCGATGCCCATAGTGCCATTTACAATATTGTAGAAACCTTTTGTGGGAAGAACGGATGGATACTGTTCTGTATCATCATAGTTGTCCCGCCACTCTTTAATAGTATTCTTATCAATATCATTAAAAAGACGCACAGAAAATTCACTAAGACGTGAGGCTGTATAACGAGGCGCCGCCCAGTTGCCGCTTGCCATTAAGTTGCCTTCGTTGCCTTCGACCTCAATAAGAGGATAACGCATAGCAAAAGGTTGACCCGCGCGCATAATAACACCTTCACATGAAGCGTCACCATGAATATACATGCGCGCTGCGCTACCAATTGCTTTCAGCGTTTTTTTAAATGGCTTTGAAGGTAAAAAC